ATTAGAGAAAATTTGGATGAAATTGAAAAATTAAAAAAAGAAATTGATTATGAACAAAAACCAAAGAGAAGTTCAGGTAAACCACCAGCATGGAAACAATTAAATGTTAAAAAGAAAGAAATTTTAGCATTAGAAGAAAATTTAGCTAAAAAAATGGAAGAACACATTGATAGTGATAAATTAGAATCTATAGTAGGTAATGATAACGCAAAAATAATGATGAAAAACCCTGCATCTATGGTCAGTGCACTAACATTTGTATCAACATTAAAAACCAGTAATGGTTTAGATGTTATTGAACATAATCATCAAGAGATTAAAGATGGTAAATATGAATCTCATACCGATACTGCTGAAGATGGTACAGATAATCCAAAGAATTGGAAATTCACATGGAGAGCATACGATAGTAGAGCGGGTGGGTTAATCGCTAGTTTTAATAGTGATAGAAAAGATATGTAAATACGGAGAGAATGAGTGAGAACGCAACTATTATGTACTTTTACAACAGAATCTTCGTTTGAGGGTTTATTAACTAAGATATTCGATGGATATGAACTATTCAGTAGAAAAATATTCATACTGAAATTAGAACCATCTAAAGAATTAGTTATTAGTTATAATATAGTACCAAACAATGAAAATAAATTCTTACCAAATACCATTATGGTACATCGTAAGAAAGATTATAACGCTATGTACACAATCAACGCATTAAACCGATTGATTAAAGAACTTAATGGTGGGGTAGAAGATAAAAAATACCAAATAAATTGGAATGATTATAAAAATTCAATGATTCTAACTGATGGTGAAGGTTATAAGATAATGACAACAAAATTATTCAGAATAGTTGATGTTAACTAAAAAATTTTAATATTTATATACAAAGAGAATTATATGGAAAATTGTAACTGCACAGAATGTATTTGTGAATCAAAAGTAGAGTGTAACTCATCTTGTGGTTCTAACAATCAATGTGATTGTTGTAAATAAATTTGGTGGTCTAAAATATTTTTCGTATATTGTAACCATATCAACACATGGGATTAAATAGTGGTGTTGAAAAGAAAAGTGAAATATTACTTGGAAGTTTGAAAAAACTTTCGTATATTTGATAAATAATAATTAATTAATAACTAAAAAAAGGTAAATTATGGCAATTGACTTAAATGCAATCCGAAACCGTTTGGACAGTCTACAAACGAAAACAACAAAGACTGACAACCTATGGAAACCAAAACCTGGTAAACAACAAGTAAGAATAGTACCTTACGTTCACAATCCATCAAATCCATTCATTGAATTATTTTTCCACTACAACTTTGGTGGTAAGAATATTTTATCACCTCAAACACATGGTGAAGCAGACCCATTAGTGGAGTTCGCTGACCAATTGAAATCGACTGGTGATAGAAACGATTGGAATCTTTCAAAACAACTTACTCCGAAAATGAGAACTTATGTTCCTGTTATCGTTAGAGGTGAGGAATCTGAAGGAATCAAATTTTGGGGATTTGGTAAAACTGTTTATCAAGAACTATTGGCTTTCTTCGCAGACCCAGATTATGGTGATTTAACAGACCCAACAAGTGGTAGAGATATTACTGTTGAGTTTAAAACTGCTAAAGAGTTAGGAAAAAACTATCCTGAAACTTATATCAGAGTTAAACCAAATCAAACTCCAATTACAGAAGATAAAAACGTTTTAGAATCTGTAAAAGACCAAATTGAATTACCAGGTATGTTTAAGAAATATACTTATGATGATATGAAAGGTTTATTGGAAACTTGGATGGAAACTGGTTCAGTTGGTGAAGATAATAAGGAAGAGGAAACTCAACCAACTCAAACATCAACTGCAGAACCTGTATCTGCAACTAATTCCAAAACTTCAGATGTAAAAGATGCATTTGATGATTTATTCAATAATTAAAATAAGTTATAAATGGCTAAAACAAATCGAGATGAATTATCATCGATTTTAGCTGATAACCTAAACAAAAAGTTCAAAGGACAAGCGAAAGTTGCTTATTTCTTAGATGGCTCCGAACAGACACCCACCGATTTAACAGAGTGGGTGTCAACTGGAGATGATATGTTAGATTTAGCAATATCGAATCGACCAAATGGTGGATTTCCCGTTGGACGAATTGTAGAGGTTACTGGTTTAGAAGCGAGTGGTAAATCTCTGTTAGCGGCACATACATTAGCAAATACCCAAAAGAAGGGTGGAATGGCAGTGTATATCGATACAGAGAACGCAATCAATCAAGAATTCTTAGAAGCATTAGGTGTTGATACCAAAAAGTTACTTTATGTACCTTTAGAAGCGGTAGAAGATATCTTTGATGCAATGGATTCAATAATTGAATCAATTAGAAAAACTAATAAAGATAGATTGGTAACTATAGTAGTTGATTCCGTTGCGGCGGCCACTACTAAAGTAGAAATGTCCGCTGATTATGACCAGGCGGGTTATGCTACTCAAAAAGCAATCATTATCTCAAAAGCGATGAGAAAGATTACAAATCTTATTGGTAGAGAGAGAATATTGGTTGTATTTACAAATCAACTTAGAGTTAGATTAGGAGTATCCTTTGGAGACCCTTATACTACATCAGGTGGGAAAGCATTAGGTTTTCATGCAAGTTGTAGATTAAGAATGAAACAAATGGGTAAACTTAACTCTAAAGTAGGTGGTGTTGACCAAACTGTTGGTATTAAAACCAGAGTACAGGTTATAAAGAACAGAATGGGCCCACCATTAAGAGCAGTTGATTTTGAAATCTACTTTGATAGAGGTATTGATAGATATGGTTCGTGGTTGAACACTATGAAAACATATAAGTTGATACAGATAAGTGGAGCTTGGTATACTTGGGTTGATGAATCAACAGGTGAAGAAATCAAATTTCAAGCAAAAGGTTTCACAAAAATCTTAGAAGATAGACCAGAGATAAAAGAACAAATGTATAAACAAATCTGTGATGCGTATATCTTAGGGTATAAAGAAGCAACTGAAAACGCAAATACAGATACAACTGAATTGAATGATAGTCACGAAATCTAATTACAAAGAAATGTTTAATAACTTATCAGAAACACCTACAAAAGATGTTAATGATAAAGTAATGATTGTAGATGGGTTGAATTTGTTCATCAGATGTTTTGGTGCAGTTCCAACTCTGAATGACGATGGAGAACACGTTGGGGGGATAACAGGATGTCTGTTATCTCTCGGTGCTCTTATCCGTAAAAATAAACCAACTAGAGTGTTGGTAGTTTTTGATGGTAAGGGTGGTTCGACACGTAGAAAGAAAATGTATAAAGGTTATAAAGAAGGTAGAACAGGATTAACTAAAGTTAATAGGTTAGTTGGGTACGAAGATTTAGAGGACCAAGCAGAATCTATGAAACGTAACTTTAATGGATTAATTAAATATTTAGAGTTCTTACCTGTTGATTTATGTTACATTGATTATATCGAAGCAGATGATATTATGGCATATGCTGCCAGACACATATTTAAGAAAGAAGTTTTGATAATTTCCTCTGATAAAGATTTCTTACAATTAGTTGATGATAGAATTTCAGTATATCTTCCAACTAAAAAGAAGATGATGTATAAAGATGATGTAAAAGAGTTATATGGAGTTCCTTCAAAAAATTTAGTATATTACAGAATCTTTGATGGTGATAAATCCGATAATATTCCTGGCGTAAAGGGAATTGGGCCTAAAACACTAATAAACAAATTAGATTTCTTACAATCAGATGGATTAACATTAGATACCTTATTAGAAAGGGTATCTCAATTGGATGATGAGAAGTTAAAAACCAAAATATTAGATAATACTGATACTCTTAAATTAAATTATGATTTAATGCAGTTATCAGAACCAATAATAGGTTCATCTATTACTTCAAATGTAAGAGCTATAATAGAATCACCAATTAATCAACTAAACTCATTCCAATTCAAAAAAGAATTTATGGTTGATAAATTATATACCGCGTTTAAGAATGTAGAAACATGGTTGGTAAACACTTGGGGTGATTTGGATAAATATTCAAAACAAACTAAGAAATAATTTGGTAGTTACAATAATAATTCGTATATTAGTACAATATGGATAAATTCGGAAATAAATTCGGCACATCGTTTCAGATAAAGATAATCTCATCTCTATTATCAGATAAGATTTTCTTACAACAGATGTATGATATACTTAAACCTGAGATGTTTGATTCTGAGGCAAATGAGTGGTTAGTAAATCAAACATTACAACATTTTGATAACTTTTCACAACTACCTACATTAGATGTGTTTAAAAACGAAGTTGCAAAGGTTGAGAGGGATGTTCTAAAACAATCTATAGTAGATAACCTAAAACAAGTTTGGAACGGTTTAGAATCAGATGATTTAGAATACGTTAAAGAGAAATCATTAGAGTTTTGTAAAAATCAAACTTTTAAAAATGCAATCTTAGAATCAGTAGATTTACTAAGTGATGGTAAATTCGATATAATTAAATCGAAGATTGATGATGCGATGAAAGCGGGACAAGATACTGATATTGGACATGAGTACAAAGAAAACATTATTGAAAGATACGAATCTACAGTTAGGAACGTAATCCCTTGTGGTTGGGATGCAATTGAT